AAAATTTGTTTTACCAAAATATTTTTAGAATTTTTTCCATGTATCCCTTACAAACAATATCAGTAACGGGAAAATCTCAAGACGTCCTGCCAGCATATCAAAAGTAAGGATAAGCTTTGAAAACCAGGAGAACATGCCGAAGTTTCCGGTAGGTCCTACCAGTTCCAGACCAGGTCCGATATTATTAAAGGTTGCCGCAACCGCCGTAAAATTCGTGATCAGATTGAAATCGTCAAAGGCAATCAGGAATATGGAGGATGCAAAAATCAGCATATATACAATGAAGAAAATATTTGTGGAACGAACAACTTCATGTGGGATGGCTTTGCCGTCCATTTTTATTTTCTTTACCGCATTTGGATGCAGAAAAATATGAAGCTCCTTGCGGACTGTTTTGCAGAGAATCAGGATCCTGGATACTTTAATGCCGCCGCCTGTACTTCCGGCACATGCACCGATAAACATCAGCAGCACCAGGATTGTCCGCGAAATTTCCGGCCAGGTATTAAAATCTGTTGTTGCATATCCGGTTGTTGTGATAATGGAACCAACTTGGAAAGCCGCCTGCTGAAAAGCTTTGGCTGCACTTCCGAAAATATGGTAAATATTGCAGGTGATGATAAGAATTGCAATACCGATGATTCCGAAATAATACCGCACTTCTTCCATCTTAAAAGCCTGAGCAAATTTTTTTGTGATAATGAAAAAGTAAGCATTAAAGTTAACGCCAAATAAAATCATAAATACAGTAATGACTACCTGCAGATATGTACTGTAACTGGCCATGCTGTCATTTTTAATACCAAATCCTCCGGTACCTGCAGTACCGAAAGCTGTACATATGGAGTCAAACAGCGGCATACCACCGACCAGAAGAAGCAGGATCTGGATCACTGTCATTACGAAATAAATAGAATACAGAATTTTGGCAGTTGACTGTACTTTTGGTGCAAGCTTGCTTACAGATGGTCCGGGACTCTCCGCTTTCATAAGATTCATATGATAACCGCCGGTAAGTGGCAGAAGGGAGAGGATGAAAACCAGAACACCCATTCCGCCGATCCAGTGCGTGAAGCTTCTCCACATCAGCATACAATGAGGAAGTGCCTCCACATCGCTGAGAATACTGGCTCCTGTTGTAGTAAAACCCGAAACTGTTTCAAATAATGCATCTACAGGATTTGGAATGCTTCGGCTGATCACAAAGGGGATTGCTCCTATGATACTCAGAACGATCCAGCTTAATGCTACAGTCACGAAACCTTCTTTTGTGTAGAAAGCCTTTCTTGTCGGCTTTTTCCTGGTGAGAGGAAGCCCGATGACCAGGCATAAAGCAATCGTGATCAGAAAAGCTACACCGGAAGTTTCCTGATAGATCAGTGCCGTAATTGCGGGCAGAGCCATAAATACAGCTTCAATTTCCAGAATCATTCCGATGATATAGATAATAATGGAATAGTTCATAATTCGGCTCCTTTATTTTTCCAGAATATCTGTGATATCGCGAAGGCCCTTCTGAGAAGTTACTATGATAACGGTATCTCCGACCTGAATGGTATCCTGGCCTCGGGGAATCTTGACCTGACCATTTCGGTTCAGGTAACCTACAAGAAGGTTTTTCTTCAGGTTCAGTTTAGATAATGGAATGCCTGTTACCGGTGAATTTTCGCGGATGGCAAATTCCAGAGCTTCTGCCTGATTATCCAGGATATGATAAAGGGTTTCAATATTGCTGCCGATGCTGTTCTGCATGGCACGTACATACTGCAGGATATAGTCGGCTGTGATATATTTCGGATAAATGACGCTTCCGATATCAAGGTTATCAATGACATCATCAAAGGCAAGGCGGTTTACCTTGGCAACCAGTTTGGCATTGGAAACTGTTTTGGCAAAGAGTGAAAGGAAAACATTTTCCTCATCCATGTTTGTGAGTGATACAAAAGCCTCTGTGCGTGAGAGTCCCTCTTCCATAAGGAGAGAACGATTGGTTCCGTCTCCGTTAATGATAGTTGCCTCCGGAAGCAGATCACTTAAGGTTTCACAGCGGGACTCATTCTGTTCAATGATCTTAACGGAGATGTTCATATCAAGCAGGGCTTTTGTAAGGTAATAGGAAATGGTTCCTCCGCCGACAATAATGGCGTTTTTTACCTGATTGGTTTTCAGGCCGATCTTTTTGAAAAAGGCTGCTGCATTCACCGGGGAAGCAAGAATGGAAACCATATCTCCGTCGTGGATCACCTGATTACCGCCGGGAATAGATACATGATCCCGACTTTCTACTGCGCAGAACAAGACATCGCATTTCAGGGCTTCCGTAATGCGTGAGATTGTCATGCCATCCAGATTAAATTCAGGAAGCACTTTAAATTTCAGCATTTCTACACGACCACGTGCGAAAGTATCGATCTTGATAGCTGAAGGGAAGCGTAAGAGACGGGAAATTTCCTGTGCAGCTGCAAGCTCCGGGTTAATGATCATAGTAACACCCAGACGCTTCTTGATGAAGCTGATCTCTTTGGCATAGATAGGATTGCGGACACGGGCAATCGTCTGGCAATGGCCGGTTTTCTGTGCGATCAGGCAGCAGAGAAGATTCATTTCATCAGAACCGGTTACGGCAATCAGGATATCTGCATTCTCAATACCTGCTTCCACCAGCGTGTTGATACTTGCACCGTTTCCCACGATACCCATGGCATCAATGTCATTCTGAAGGGAAGTGATCACATTAGAAGAAACGTCTATAAGAGTAATGTCGGATTCTTCTTCCTGAAGCTGTTCTGCCAGGGTACGTCCAACTTTACCGCACCCAACAATAATTATCTGCATAATTCCTCCAATAAGGGGGCTGTCACATAATATCTATGTGAGACAGCCCCTTTTATATCATATTTTTGTTTGTAATTGCTCAATATTTTTGGCAATTACTTTTGTGGCTATTAAGCTAAGAATACTATAGCACCACCAGATATATTTGTAAAGCAAATATGAAATTTCTGTGATTTTTAAGATGGAGCGTATTACTGTTCATTCCGTTCTCAGTAACACGCTTCGCGATGCTAATCGCATAAATTCGCGCAGTATGTCGCAGGTTTTGGCTGCGTACTTTATTTATTGCTGTTGCATGATGCAGTGCAGGGATTATCAAATCCCGGGGTAAAAGCATAGAAGTTTTTGGCATCAAGTTCTTCCTGAATGGACTGAAGAGCTTCCCCAAATCTCTGGAAATGAACAACTTCTCTGGCACGCAGGAATTTGATGGGATCCGCAATCTCAGGTATATTGCGGACTACTCTGAGAATATTGTCATAAGTAGAACGGGCTTTTTGCTCTGCAGCAAGATCCTCGAACAGATCAGTGATCGGATCACCTTTACTCTGAAATTCACATGCATTAAATGGTACGCCACCTGCTGCCTGTGGCCAGACTCCCACTGTGTGATCGATATAATACGGTCCGAATCCGGATTTCTCAATTTCCTCCATGGAAAGGTCCCGGGTAAGCTGATGTACAATAGTGGATACCATTTCCAGATGACTGAGTTCTTCTGTTCCTATGTCGTTGAGCAAAGCTGAAGTCGTTCGGTTCGGCATGGTAAAACGCTGGGAAAGATAACGCAGGGAAGCGCCGATCTCACCGTCCGGGCCACCGGAGTGCAGTACCCTATAATAGTCCCGCAACCACAGTGTTTATGCGGGTTTGCGGGATTTTCAATTCAGGAAATAATGATGTCAAAAGACATTTTTCCGGATTCCTTATCATATATGATCTGCTCTACAACACTTCTGATCAGATTTCCTTTTTCTTCGTAACCTACGTCTGGATTCTTCAGGACATCCGCAACAGAACGGATCTCTTTCAGGACTTCTTCTGTATTAGGTTGCTCTGACTGTTCTTCCTGTAATAGCTGTGAAAGGGCAGCAGTCAATTCTAATCGGTCTGATACCAGACGGTCCTTATTATTCTTGTATTCCGCCAGAGTATCTACTCCTGCCTCATAAGCCTCTTTGATTCTGCCTTCTCTCATGGCGAGCTTACTGATCTCTCTTTGCAACTGATCAATCTGCAGTGAATGATCAGTCTTTTTCTTTTTACATACATATGTAAATTCTGCTCCATCTAAGATCTGATCAAAATAACTTATCACAGCTTCTTCGGCCTTTTTGACTGATAAAGCAACAGAAGTCTTATGAAATCCCTTTGCGTACTTCCAGCACTGGAAATAAGGACACTTATTATTACCGGTGTAAGAAAGTGTGGCTCCGCAGACAGAGCACTTCAAAAGACCGGATAGCCAGTGCTTGCAGGCAGAGACATTCCGCGCCTTGACCGGACGTTTCCGGGAAGTGATCAGCTTCTGACGTTTTTCGTACCGTTCCCTGGAAAGACGTACCTCATGGTTTCCTTCAAATTCCACTCCGTTCCAGACAACAGTTCCGCAATAGAAGGGATTTCCAAGAATCCGGTCAACGCTACGCCGCTCGAAGAGTTTTCCACGTTTCGTCCGGTACCCGAGATCATTGCAACGCCTGGCAATAGCTGTCTCATCTAAGTTCTGATTATCATACAGGTCCATGATATAAGAGACAATGGCATATTCAGCCTCATTGATAACATAAGGCTTTCCATGTCCAACTGCAGTATAGCCAAGACAGGGAGATGTCTGATAGCCTTTTTGCAGGGCTTTTTCTTTCATGCCACGCAAGACCTCACCCGACAATCGAATGGAATAGTATTCATCCATCCATTCGATGATGCGCTCAATCAGGCTGCCAAAAGGTCCCTCGATCAATGGTTCAGATACACTGATCACGTCTACATTATCCTTCTTGAGCATGCTCTTGTATACGATAGACTCTTCCTGGTTACGGGCGAAACGACTGAATTTCCATACCAGGATCACATCAATGGGGTGAGAGGGCTGCTTCGCCAGGGCAATCATCTTCTGAAACTCCGGGCGCTTCTGCGCGTGCCGGCCGGAAACACTCTCAGTAAAGATAAAGTCTCCGGAAACAATCATGTCATTCTTCTGGGCATAATCCAGCAAAAGACGTTTCTGCGCATCAGGAGAAAGTTCTGTTTGGTCCTCTGTCGAGACGCGGATGTAAAGACATGCCACTTTACTGCTCATAAATATCACCTCGGTTTTATAAAATATGTAATTTTAAGTATAAAAATAACAGCCACACAAATGTTCTGATTGTGTAACTGCTCCGAAGATGATACAATATCTTTGCCAAAGTACGGAATCTCTTCGGAGATTCTTGAGCCGTCCCTGCTACCAACAGGGGCGGTTTTTATTATAATAATTCAGAGATCACAATTGATAAATCGGGATATATACATACTAGAATTTCATCATCAAAAGAGTATAATCCGGTACCCGATTCATTTTCAAAATCGTAAACGTTTACAATCCCCTTCATAGGATTAATGATCCAGTATTCCCTGACTCCGGACATACGGTATTTAAACAGCTTTATTCCGTAATCTTTACTCTGGGTAGCAGGAGAAACAACCTCAATTACCCAGTCAGGTGCACCATGACAACCTTTTTCATCTACTTTGTCCGGTGAGCAGACAATTGTTAAGTCTGGTTCGACATAGTTCTTGTTATCTTCATTCAGGAACACTGCAAATGGAGAAACATATGGTTTACAGAATCTGCCTTTACTTTTAATGTAATTGCGGATAGTAGCATACAGTTCACCGACGATTACCTGATGCCTGGTATTAGGTGGTGCCATCATATAGATCTGTCCATCAATCAGCTCTGCACGTTCGCCATCAGGAAGAGCGTAGATGTCATCTATTGTATAAATCCGTTCTTTGGGTAATGGCATAATGAAAACTCCTTTCGTTAATCCATTGATGTGATCACATATACACAAACGTTCTGATTGTGTAACTGCTCCGAAGATGATACAATATCTTTGCTAAAGCACAGAATCTCTTCGGAGATTCTTGAACCGTCCCTGTTACCAGCGGGGCGGTTTTATTTTATTTAATTGCTATTTCCTGCACCTGGTATGGTGAATTAGACATAAATCCATCATAAGCATACACAGTGATTGGACTTTCTGCATCCTGAAGCATAAAAGCAAATCCTGTTTCTATAGATGTATCTTTAAGTACAGTCTTATAAATGTTATCACATGCGGCATTTCCATTTCCCATATACCATGTTAACTCAACACCATTTTGATAGGCTTTAATATTGTAAAAGCTGGTTGCGGAATTGGGAGAATCTGTTTTATTAGTGAAATTAAATTTCACAATACCTAAAATATCTGATGATCCATCTTCATAAGGCATAGTCTCAAAGCCGGAGTATTCAAGACTGGAAGAATCGGAAGTTAATGAAATTTTGTCAACTTTTGTTTCGGAAGAGGATGTATTATTCACATCATCTGAGGAAGTACCGCCCATTGAGGCTTCGAAAGATTCCCAGTCGGACTTATTTTCTTCGTAAGTCTGAGTTGTTTCGGAACCATCTGAAGAATCCTTAACTGCAAGAGTATAGTCGACATCCTTTTCTGCAATTCCATTAACCTGCTGGTAAACTGGCGCTATAAACAACGGAAGAAATCCGATAAAATATTCTGACGGAGCCAGATCAGAAGATGCGAAACTGATTTCAAACTCAGTCATATCATCGTTATAGGTAATATCTTCAACATTTGGATAGTTCTCATCATCATCTAAAATTTCTTTGATAGAATCATCAAAACTACTTTTTAAGTATTTCTTCCATTTCTTTTGCTGCTTTTTATCAAGAGTGTAAGAAGTTGAACCATCAGAATTAGTAACAGTTTCTGCTGCTTCTGGTAAATTAGAGTTACCTTCATCGGAAGCATAGTTTGGAATAGTGACAGTAATATCTTTGGCGAATACTGTTGTTGTGGATGAGGTAACGAGTGTTGCTGATAATAATACAGCAAGTGTTTTCTTTTTCATATAGGTATCCTCCTATGTTTTATTAAAACGCCGAAGCGAATTAATTCGAAATGCGTAATTCAATCAGTTCCTGATGATACCCCGTCATTCGAGATATCTGTCCAATAGTAAAATCCTTATATTCTTCCAAAAGCGAATCTGGTAATAATAGCTCCATTCTTTAATCTGTTGATGAAATCATATGTATCACCGCAAATGGTTCGAAATAAATGACATAATTATCGACAACAGCGTATACACCGTATTTAGAATGGTAACACTGTATAGCCTCTTTTAAATATTCTTCCGTAGCGTTCAGATATTCAGCCATCTCATAAAGATTTCTGCATCCTGCTTCATAAGCACTGATCAGGCCGGCAAGCCCAATCTTTAGATTGTACCCATAAAGTCGAGCTCGATACTCCTGTTTTCGGCTTTCTACCTTATTCTGGTCTAAAATGTTTCCGGAGCTGGTGCGATAATGCCCGATTTCTTCGGCAAGCACACAAGATTTTTCTGCTTGTGTTTCTATATCCTTTCGGATTGCTATCCGACTGCCGCGGATCAGGCCGTCATGCCCAGTAAGTGGCTGCTCTTTGACAAGCAATCCTTCCTGATCGGCAGCAGTCAGTAATTGTTCGTAATTCAACTGGGATCACCCCTTTAGCAATTAAAATAAAACGGTTTTCTTTAAGCTGTTTGTTTGTAGTCAACAACTGCAATTTCAGTCAGCATACCTTTAACTTTTTGAATAATTTCTTCGATTCGTTCAAGTGTTTCACCATTTAAGTATTCTTCCCCACATTGAGAACACTTTTCGCAAGGAACGTTCTTGATAATGATATAGCATCCCTGATAATCAGTCATGTAAGTTGTTGTAGAAGATTCAATATTACCTTTGCAGTAAAAACAAGTCATTATGCGTTCTCCTTTCTGGTCTTGAAATCAGATTCCCATTTATCAAAACTTGGGAAATAAGCTGTTATAAGGAACAAATCCGATTCGTGATTTCCGATGACTACATGAAGATATTTATCTTCGATGCTCATCCCCAGAATTAAACAACTGGGGTAAGGATAATCATCTGGATATTGTTCGATGATTTCTCCATTCATAATACAGGCTATTACATCTTTTAAGAATATCCTACGCTGTTCCAGCCTTTTAGCTGCGTGGAGTGTAATACGAATGTTTTTAGGTATACATAGTTTACGCAATTCCAATATATCTAATGCCATATCATTCCTCCCATTT